TTCAGACCTATGGCGAGTATTTGAAAGCGGACGCTCTTTATGACATGAGGCAGGAACTGGCTAAAGAAAAAGAGGCTAGTAAGAATGAGGAGTTGTCTGCAAAAGAACGCGAATGGATGGCGGAAAGAGATGTAGAGATTGGGACAAAAACCCAAGAATACATGAAAACCATTCCAGATTATGCCGAAGTTGCACAAGAGAACGCTGATATTCTATCTGAAATGCCTCCCCACATTCAGAAGGCTTTCTACGAAGCGGATGACGCGCCTATGGCGTTTTACAATCTCGCTAAAGAAGGAAAGCTCGAAGCTCTCGCAACCATGTCCCCTTATCGGGCGGCAATGGAAATCGCAAGAGCAGAAATGAAAAAGCCAGTCATACAAGTATCAAAGGCCCCCAGACCAATGCAGGGTGCAACGGGTAAGGGGCCGTCGAGTTCGTCTTTGGAAAGCAAAACTCCAGACGAGCTTATGAAATGGTTAAACTCTTAGGAGACTTAAATGGCTAATACCTTAAACACACTTAAAAACGCTCCCGGCGTTGTGGCTGCTCTCGCTGCTAAAATGCTGGAAGATAAAGTACAATTTTGTAAAACAATCGACCAAGCGGACGAATCTGACTATGGTGGTAAAAACGGCTATAACGCTGGCGATACTATCTATGTTAGCAAAAACGCTCGCTTTATCTCTGGTACAAACGCGGATATCACGTCTGCAATTCAGGATGTTAAAGAAGAAAAAGTCGCACTGACGCTTAATGAGCGCCGTGTAACTGGTATTGCTTTGACTTCTGCCGAGATTGCAACTGAAATCTCTTTGAAATCATGGGCGAAACGTATTCTTGATCCTGCAATGTCAGAAATGGCGCAGAAGATTGAAGCGTCTTTCCTCGATCAAGCGTGTGATGCAACTTATAACTCGGTTGGAACTGCTGGTTCGACTGTATTCGATATGGATACAATCCTTTCCGCAGGTCAAAAGATTGACGAAAACGCTTGTCCGGATTTGGATAATCGCTTTGTCCTTCTTAATCCTGCTGCACAGCGTTCTGCGGTAAATGCTAACAAAGGTCTGTTTAACAACACGACTGAGATCGGCAAGCAGTATCTTAAAGGACGCATGGGTCAAGGGATGGGCTTCGAGTTCCTCTCGAACAACCTTCTCCCAACACACACAAACGGAAATGACGTAGTTTTCGAAGTACGCACAACCGTATCGACAGAAGGCCAATCTACGCTCGTAGTTGAAGCCCTGACGACCACAACAGGAACCGTAAAGAAGGGTACAACATTCACCATTGCTGGTGTTAATGCAGTACACCCGATTACAAAAACAGATCTTGGTTATTTACAACAATTCGTTGTGACAGCCGATGCGACTGCGGATGGTTCTGGTTATGCGACTTTGTCTGTGAGCCCTGCCTTCTACACTTCGGCAAGCCTTGGCCTTCAGAACATCACAGCGTTCCCTGTTGATGGTGCTGCAATCACTCCAGTTGGAGCCGCAAGCTCTGCTCTGGTGAAAAACCTCGCTTATCACAAGTCTGCTTTCCGTATGGTATCCGTTCCTCTGGTTACACCTTCCGGTACAGACATGGCAGCGCAGAAAACATCCGGTGGTTTCACTATCCGCGTCATTCGTGACTACGATGTGTTGACAGACAAGTTGATTATGCGTCTGGACTTCCTTGGTGGTATTTGCGCCCCAAGACCTGAATGGGCTTGTAAGATTACAGCTTAATTTAAGCGGGGGTGAATAGCCCCCGTTTTTCTCTTATGAAAGGACAACGAAATGACACAAGAAACAATCTTATCCGAGGGTTCTTTTGACAGAGACCCGCGCACTAAAATCAATTCCAATTTTACCGAATTGTTCGGCACAAGCGGTACTTTTACTGCAAACGGCGCAACTCCAGTGACTGTGGCTAATACTGCTGTGACAGCAAATTCCCTCATTATCTTCACCCTGAAAACTGTCGGTGGGACTGTTGGTGCAATTCCAAGATGCGTGACTATCACACCGGGAACTGGTTTTGACGTGAACTGCACAGCTTCAGATACATCTGTTTACAACTATCGGATTATATCATGATTGAGTTTAAAAAAGACGGAATGATTAAAAGTGTCGATGAGGCGTCAAACCTTATTGATATTCTTATCTCTCAAGGGTGGACTTCGGAAGAAGAAAACCTTGGTGAAGTTGAACTTGTTGGTAAAAAACGAGGCCGCAAGCCTAAGGAATAAAGATGGTTACTGGATTACAGATAATCAAATCCGCGATGTTAAAGATTGGAGCCTTGACGAAAACCGAGGCTCCTTCTGCTGACGAGGCCGTGGACGCTTTAAATTCCCTAAATGACATGATTGCCTCATGGGTAAACGATGGGATGCTGATTATCGCCAGAACCAAAGAAACCTTTACGCTTCAGGGCGGCGTAAGGGAATATAGCTATGGTTATCTCGGAGCGACATCAAGCGGGGGATCGTTTAGCTCTGGTTTTAGTTCAGGTTTTGACATCGAGACCGTCACTGCGGAAGATTTTGTCGGCCAAAGACCAAATAAAATCTTGGCAGCGTATGTAAGGGTTGGAAATACGGACTACGCTCTTTCGATTATTAACGACATTCCAATGTTTTTAATTGCCTATAAGGAAATCCAAGGAATTCCAGAATATCTGAATTTTAACAACGGTTATCCTGTAGCTAATATAACTTTATATCCCACTCCGATGGCGGCTTATCCCATTACTTTAATGACGGAAAAGCAATTTTCAGACATTACACTTGCAGGGGATGTAAACCTTCCCTCTGGTTGGGTACGGGCATTAACTTATAACCTAGCAATGGAACTCGCCCCAGAATACGGACAGCCTGTAACGCCTGAAATTCTCCAAATTGCACGAGAGAGTAAGGGCAGTATTAAAAAGGTTATCATGCGTAATCGTCCTTTGGATGCTTACCCCCAGACAGTAAGAAGCGGTAATATCTACTCAGGGTGGAATCAATGAAGATAGGTTTGGTTGGAGGCTCCTATCAGCAACGCTCATTGCCTTTCGACGCTCAAAGGACAATAAACCTCTATCCTATTTTTGACGAGCAAGGCAAAGAAGTCGCAAGCCTACTTAGAACGCCCGGATTGTCTTTATTTGCCTCCGCTGGTAACGGACCTGTTCGCGGGTGTTTTTGCTCTGCTAACGGACGGGCATTTATTGTCTCTGGGCAGGATTTATATGAATTAAACTCTACAGGCGCTTCGACCTTTCGCGGGTCGTTAAATTCATCTTCTGGCGTTGTGACAATAGCGGAAAACACCACACAGATGGCTATTTGTGACGGGGCGGATGTTTATATCTTTACGTATTTAACTGATTTATTCGCAGAAGTTACAGATGTTGATTTACCCACTTCTGGAACTATTTGTTACATTGATGGGTATTTTATTGTTAATCAGGTTAGCTCAGGAAGGTTTTACGTCTCTGATTTACAGAACGGGTCGTCATGGGATGCGTTAAGATTTGCCACGGCAGAGAGCTTTCCGGATAAACTTTTATGCGTTGTGAACGGAATAGGCCAGTTATGGTTATTTGGTGAAAGAACAACTGAAGTCTGGACCAATACTGGAGCAACGTTTCCATTTGAGAAAATCTCCGGTGCTGTTATTGAGAGTGGGATTATCTCTCCGTATGTCGCTGTATCCGTGGATAACACAGTAATTTGGGTTGCGAATGATATTCATGGGTCGGGTTCGGTTTATTCCGCAAGGGGGTTTTCGCCGCAAAGGATTTCCACAGAAGCTATTGAAAAGCGCATTCAGGAAGCTACCGACAAATCAAATATGAGAGCATGGGTCTATCAATTCGATGGTCATGTTTTCTATGTCTTAACCGGAGGCGGTTTAGAAACTTCCCTTGTTTATGACATTGCCACGGGATTGTGGCATGAGAGGGCTTATTTAAATAACGGAACGCTGGAAACTCACCTCGGCTCGTGTTGTATGTTTGCCTTTGGGTTTCACCTTGTCGGGGATAGAACAAGCGGGCAGGTCTATAAAATGCTCATCGACCATTATTCAGACAATGGGGCAGAAATCGCACGTGAAAGAATTTTCACACATCTTAGTGACGAGGACAAAGAAATAAGATATAATCGGCTCGTTATCGGCATGGAATCCGGTGTTGGCCTTCAAACAGGTCAAGGGTCCGATCCTAAGGTAACCTTGCAGCTAAGTAAAGACGGCGCTCGTACATGGTCGGATATTTTCCAGACATCTTTTGGTAGAGCTGGAAAATATAAGGATAAAGCCGTGTTTCGCCGTTTGGGTACTGCCGAACAACTCACAATTAAAATCAGAATTACTGACCCCGTGAAGGTAGCAATTACGGGAGCGTATATGTCATGAGTGTACAAGCTCCCCCAATTCAAGAACAGTTAATAGACGAAGGTGGTATTGCAACGCTTCCATGGATTCTGTTTTTTAACAACATATTCACAGGCGACAGAGGGACAACGTTCTCTCCCCTGTTTACGGATTTAACCACAGTTGGCACTCCCACGATAACCGGACGGTATATTAAAATAGGTCAATCGTTGGTTTACTTCTGGGTCAAGATTGTCCCTGCCACGAGCACCACAGCGGTTGCGGGCACGACTTATATTAATAATTTCCCCCTTACGTTTCTCTCTGATGGGATTTGCTTTGCAGTCTCCGGCCTTTTGGGTTCGGCGTCAGGTCACATAACGTCTGCGGATAACAGAATTTACGTTCCGGCATGGTCTGCCGTTACGGTTCCTTTAACAGTTGTAGGTATAGGCGAGGTTCGATAATGGACGAAGAAATGGAAAATGAAGGCTCTGAAATGCCAGAAGATGCGGGTCGCGGTGGTGATAGTGTATTAGCGCACTTATCTTTGGGAGAGGTTGTTATTCCACGAGCTTTTATGGAAGATGAAGAAACCGCTTCTCAGATTAAAGCTATTTTCGAGGCTTATGATGTAAACATCCGTGAGTTTACAGTCGGAGACGCTGCTAACAAAATTAATCCAGAAACAGGATATCCGGAGTTTTTCTTTAAGAAATTAAAGAAACTATTTAAGAAAATCGCGCCGATTGCCTCTATCGCGCTTCCGTTCTTATTCCCCGGTGTAGGTGCAGGATTAGGCGCAGCGTTGGGATTGGGTGGTAAGGCTGCGGGTATTGTAGGCTCTGGCCTTGTTGGCGCTGGCTTAGGCGCGGCTTCCGGTGGTGGTCTTAAGTCTGCCCTGCTAGGCGGTGTTACTGGCGGCCTCTCAGGCGGTGGATTAAAAGCCATTGGTGGTGCTTTATCCGGTGGCGGTTTAGGAAATGTCGCGGGGACTGCTT